TAGTAATCGATTTACGTAAAGTTCACGACCTCCATTGGCGAAGAATGAGCCAACTTGGAATGTCGCTGGATATGAGGCATTGTATCCACCAAAATATTTGGTAAATTCATACCATGAAGTAACAAGCGTTGTTGCTTCTGGACCTTGTGCAAATGTAGCAACAACGGCACCAGCAGCATCGGCGCTAACGCCAGCAGGGATTGCTGATGGTAGAAGACGTTCACTGATGTAAACGCCTGGACGGCTATAAGCCATGATTTCTCCTAACTAAAGTGAAGGGGTTCCTTATGGTGCAGTTATAGTAATCGGGTCAATCATGGTGAATGGACCACGAGAGTTTTGGTTACTCTCTGTATCCGACACACCAGTAATATTGAGTTCGAGCGCCTTATATAGTTTATTGAAGGTGGACTGCGCAATCTCGGATGAGACACGCACAGTTATTGCATTGACAAACAAACGTTTGCCATTTTCCGAAACATCACGCTTTGCAATGTCTAGGACATCCAAACGACGAGTCGTTCCCAAAGCGGTATTAGCGCCTGTGTTTAGGATTGCGAATCGAAGTGGAATTTTTGTGTAGAGCAGTTGAGCCAAAAGTTGACGGTCATGACGTGGTTGACGAGAATAGGTAGTTAACTGATAGTCAATATTGACAGGTATTGGAAAATCCATGTCCCAGTTGTGAACGTCATCATCGTAGTTAACTTGTTGAACTCCTTGTGCACCTTGCACCATAACTGATGGGTCAGCGTAGTAAGTTGGTTTTACTTTTCCACGCATTGCACGTGAGAAGTCTTCTGCGATGTCTACCATGTCGATGGTGATGTAAGGGTACTTTTGCTCTGTAAGTTCTTGGTCAGGTTGCCCAAACCATACACCTACGTTTCTTGTAGAGCCTTCTTCTGTAACAGATTTTTGGTCTGTAACAGTCATACCAAGCAATAGATTACGGACTGCTTCGTCTTCGGCTAATAGAAAACTCATAGGTCACCAAAGTGTTTCTCTAATCGACCAAGAAAAAAATGCTCTGATTCGTCTTGTCTGTTTTTAAAGCGACGAACAGCAGCAGTAGGCTGTGTACTTGGGGTGCCATACTCTAGGTTCATCGCGGTCTCATAGTGTTTGTTTGAGACATGCGCTTCAAAGCCATCATTGCCGTGCTTGACGTGCAATGTACGTGATACACGAGAAGGCCAACCACTGGCCTGTGCTTCCGAACGAAGACGTGCAGACATAAGCCTTGTAGTCTCATGACTAGCGGCTTTAACTGCATTATTAAATTTAGATAAGGTCACTTCTTTTTGGCCTTTTTCACAAGTTTTTCAGCGGCTTTACCACTTGCATAACCTGCGACAAGACCAGCAACAATTGGTTGCGTAAGTTTTGGACGTTGACCAAACACGCCCTTCATAAACTCTTCAACTTCTGCAGCGTTCTGCAATTCAGCAGCACGCTCATACCAAGGCTTCCAAGCCATCATAATCCCCTTTGTCGCAAGTAGTGGGCACTACACGGAGTCCGCACGGAGTTCCGATAAGACAAGGATAGAAGAAAGGCCCCAATTAAGGGGCCTAACTCTTACTTCTTTTCTTTCTTCTCCCGCTTTTCCTCCGCCTTTTCGCCTCTCTTTCCTTCCTTCTTTTCGTGAGCCTTTTCTTTGCTCTTTATGCCCTTGATAATCTTCTTATCAATCTTGACATCTTCTTGAAGGGTCTTTGGCTTCTTCTTTTTGCCGTGAGCGGTATCTTTCTTTTCGAAATCTTCCTTTTGCTCTTTATCAAGCCCAGCCTTCTTGGTTAGGTACGCATCCATCTTGTCATCAGACTTCTTTGTGTACGTACCCTTCATAGGAGGCTTCTTCATTACATGCCTTTCTTTCTTGGCATAGTCTGCTTCTTACCCTTAGAGGCACGAAGCATCTTTAAATCAGGTGCATCAATCTTGCTTTTGTTTCCAGCAAGAGCAGCCATTTTTTTCTGCTTAGGAGATAACTTCTTCATTAGTTCCCCTTCTTGCAGATGCTGCACTTGCACTTGCAATTTCTCATTTTACAGGAGAGAGCCATTACTTCTTTTTCTCCTTTTTCTTGTCATCTTTCTTTTTTGCATACTTCTTATTAGCAGCGGCTAGGGTCTTCTCGCCATGCTTGTCTTTTGGCTTCATACATCCACATGTAGCACACATTATTTTTTACCTGCTTTCTGTTTTGTGGGTTTTGCTATTCTGTTCTTGCCAGAACGGTCGGGAACACAGTTAGGTACCTTCTTGCCGTTCTTCATCTTCATGCCTACTTGAACGTAACCGTCCCAGCATGGGTCAGATTTTTTAGCCATTACTTTTCCTTCTTGTGAGGGTTCTTTTTGTGCCAGTCTTTGACAGCCTTAACACCCTGCTTAATTGTCTTAGACTCACCTTTTTTAGTCAGGTTAATCTTGTCCCACTTACCAGCCTTAGCCTTGGCTTCATGGTCGACGATAACGTCGCCCTTCTTGTTCTTTTTTACAGTGTGCTTTATTCCATCGACTTTAACGGTCTTCATACGTCAGCAATCTTCTTTCGTTTGTAACGGATAGGCGGCTTTGGCTTACGAACATATCCGCCCTTCTTTTTGCGCAATCCTGCGCCGCCTGATTCGTACTTGTCTTCTGCTATAGAGGTACGAACTTGCTTTTGAGGGGATTTTCCTGCGCGAGCGCCTGCGGTCTGTTTACGTCGCATTACTTTTTCTTCTTTGACATTCCTGCTTCGCTCATCGCGATAGCAACGGCTTGTTTGCGTGATTTAACTACTGGACCTTTTCCTGGACCCTTTTTTCCAGACTTAAGTTTTTCTTCTTTGTACTCACGCATTACTTTTTCAACTTTACCTTTTTGCTTTGAAGTTGCTTTAGCCATCACACATCCCCTTCTTCTAGGTCGTCTTCGTCGTTGTAATGGCTATTGTAGTCTTCAGCCATTTCTAATTCATCATCAATTTCATCTAACAAAGCCTCATCAAAGAGGTCTGGGTCTAACTCTGGCTCAAAATCCATGTGCTCTCCTTATTCTGTGTACTGTTGAAATTGAGGGTCGTTGACCAACTCTTCTGCATTTACCTGATTTAGGTCAACTGTAACAACTGAGTATCTCTCTTTATATCTACCACGTGGATTTACACGTGTAGGAGTGAAGACGTGATTTTGAAAAATAACTCTATCTTTTATGTGATTAGTAGGATTAGGGATAACATCTGGAAGTAGACGGTTTATATCATCGACAGCAATTACAAGGCGCAAAGTGTCAACCGTGTAGAAACCGCGTTCATTCATTATGTTTTGGCCACGAACCTGTTGAGCCAAAATTACTGGCATTTTAAAAGGCTCATCCCAACGACGACCTAGACCATCAGTTTGGTTTGAGACATCATAGATAGGGTCTACATAATCACTGTAATTATCTGAGAACTCAGTGGGATTCCAAATCCACCAATCAACCACTGTGCCTACAGGGTCGCGTAACTCATCGACCATACCCTCATCCATAGACATGGTTTCGAAATCTATCTTAAAACGACCTTGAACCTTAGAGCCACGCATACGACCCATTGTCCCTTATCCAGTGGTCCTTTGTATTCCTATTTAAATTCCTTTTTACTTCTGTAAAAAGTCTTATAGGAATCAAAAATTTTTACCTTTAATCTGATGCTTACCTTTGATAATTCTCGCAGGTCTTCTTGTGACCCAAAAACAGTGTTCCAAGACTCTCTCTTAAATGGGATTACCTGTGCCATAGGAGTTCCAGCAGGGATTAGACCCTCAAAAGAGTAGTCGTTTAATACAAATGGAAAGTTAATTGGAGCAAAGTACTTATCAGTGTCTACCACACCTGGAAAAATGGTGAAAACAGAGTCTCTATGAAGAGGTTGCACAAATAGTGAGGAATATCCTGGAGGAGTCTTGACACCCCACTGGTTCATCCACTTTGGGTAGGATAGTTCATGGCCACCTTTTCCTGGATGATTAGGCGCTTGCTCTATGGGATGGAATTCCACTGCAGTAAGGGAAGGCCACTCATAGTAGGGTGCCGTACCAGCCTTAGTATTCGGGTCTTTGCGTTGAGTTACAAATATATCTACTGAAGTAAACAGAATATATCCTGCAGAAATAGCGTCAAATACAGGCATACATCTTTTGATAGTTCCTGTAGTTGTCCCATCTCCTCCAGGAATTTTTTTATTGTCAATTAGATAGGAGTCTAATTCCTTATACCAATCTGGAACTACGCTACTGGCAGGTTGTGGTTTGTAGAACTCTGCTACAGTGCTTATCGGTGTAAACTTAATCTCCATGTAGTAACCCTAACAACTTGCCCCCCTATTTTGTCAAATCCTTTAGAGTAAAGGCTCTGTATCTGGAGTTCCTTGTAGAGGCTCAAAGCCAGGGACCTCTGTCCAAGACTGTGTTGCCTCAGACCACTCGTACATCTTATTGTCTGTTGGAAGAGGTATGGGAGCCTCCCAAGTGGCGTTCTCCTCATCCCATACAAAAGATGGGAATGGTTTTGGAGGATAAAACTTGTTGGTTTCACTATTCCAAGTACCGCCAATGAAGGATGCACCATAATCGCGACATGAGATAGCGTATTGAGCGTTGCTACTGATTCGAAGTAGGTTTAGTTGTTCTGGAGAGGGGTCTACTACAATAATGTTGTTAAATACAACATTGTCATAGTTAACTAGAGCGACGACATAACCAGTACTTGTGTTCATTATGAATTCCTAACTACGATGACAATTCCATTACCAGAATTTGCTACTCCGTGAGCAGCAAAACTTGTACCACTATTGGAGGTGTAATACCCTCCATTACCGATTCCCTTAGCATAAGCAAAACCACTTAAAGTTAAACCATTATAAGCGGTATAGGTACCGATAGGTGCATTACTATAATTTGTTCTTGCTTTTCCAGGCCCTCCTGATGGAGCAGACGCGTTTCCTGAACCAGCGCCACCTCCTCCAGGGCCGTTATTGCCGCCAGCGGCGCCTCCAGAGTTTCCTGCAGAGCCACCATTTCCTGCAGAAGCATTTCCACTTAAGTTTCCTGAATAATTGGAAACGTTATAACCTGCGCTACCGCCTCCTCCAGAACCTCCCGCACCTCCCGCACCACCTGAATTAACAGGAGTGTTGTTGGAGTTATTCCAACCACCTCTACCTCCACCGCCACCGCCAGCAGCATTGTGGTTAAAGAAGGTCGATGTCCCTCCACCTGCGCCGTTATTTGGGGCAGGGGGAGTAGCATAGTTTTGCACGGTGTTTCTAGTTTGGGTGCCAGGAGTACCCCCAGCACCAACTGTGATTACTGCAGTTCCGCTATTGATAGTTCCATTTGCAGTGGTTAGGTAGCCACTACCACCACCTCCTCCGTATCCTCCACTACCTGAAAAGCCAAATTGGTAGTCAGAGATGTTGTACTCTGAAAGACCGCCAACGCCACCGCCTCCGCCAATAACGTATGTGGTGTAGTTAAATGGATACGCAGGTGGAGTCCAAGTTAATGAATAGTCGAAGTAGTAGATGTTTCCACCAGCCGCTGCTGGAGTTGCGCTGTTAGACGCAGAAGAAGCACCAGAAGTTCCATTTGCATTTGTTGCTGTAACAGTAAAGGTATATCCAGTTCCCGCCGCTAATCCTCCCACGGATATTGGAGAGGTAGTTCCATTAACCGCTGGTCCACTACTAGATGCAGTCATTGTGAAGAAAGAGACTGCCTTTCCACCAGTTGCATTAGCAGTAAAGGTGACTGATGCGTTCAACGTTCCAGCAGTCGCTGTTCCGATTGTAGGTGCTTGAGGAACTGTTGTTGCGGTAATGCCTGCAGATGCACCAGAAGCAGAACTTGTGCCATAGACGTTAGTAGCAGTTACGGTAAAAGTATAAGAAGTATTGGAAGCAAGACCAGTCACTGTTTGAGTGGTTGCAGAGCCAGTAGAGGTAAACCCTCCAGGGTTTGACGTTACAGTGTAAGAAGTTGCAGTACCACCTGTTCTTGCAGGGTCCCAGGTAACGATGGCTGCACCGTTGTTAAACGCACGGCCAAGTCCAACGTCACTTGCTACAACGTTTGTAGGAGGTTGCGGTGCAACATAAATGCCTCGTGCTGAGGTTTTGGCTGGTTTTGAACCAGACGAAATGTTGGATGTTTCTGCCATTATGAAATCTCTACTCCAGAGATGTGTAGCGTAACGGAGGTTGCTGAAGCGCCACCTTGAATGGTTTTAGTAGTGGCTAATGTCTGCTTTAAAGAGATGGATGTCGAGTCATTTGCCCCAACTGCAACTGCAGAAGCAATAGATACTCCATCAAGAGCAAGAGTAAAGGTCTGTGAAGAGCCAGATGTATTTGCAACCAAGATATCTGTTACAACTGCTGTAGTAGAGGATGGCACTGTATACAGGGTTGTTGTGGTGGTTGTTGTAGCGGCGCCACGAAAGAGCGCTTTCGAGGTAACAGGCATTAGTCGCTGTCCTTTCAAGAGTGGATACAGAAGAGTATAGAAGAGAGACGAGCCCTGTGTTGTCAAACTTCTGGTAATGTTTGGGCTATGAATTTGGTGCATAAGTCGGTTTCTCAAGGGGGTAAGTTAGCCCCCCTCATCGTGCCTCATAGCCTTCCCGATAATACGGGGATTATGAACCCCTCTATCTTTATAGATGATGATGGCGATATCTTGGTAAATGTTAGATGCGTTAATTACACCCTCTACATTTCAGAAGAAGATGAACGCTTCTTTAGCCCTTGGGGGCCCCTTACTTACCTGCATCCAGAAAAGGACCAGAGACTAGTCACAGTTAACTATATGTGCCGCCTTGATAAGGACCTCAGTCTTATTAATTCTACACAAGTAGAGATGCTCAATCTTCACACTCCTATTTGGGAATTCCACGGATTGGAAGATGCCAGAGTTGTAAGGTGGGACGATGACCTGTACATGATTGGCGTGCGTCGTGATACCACGCCTAATGGTCAGGGCCGTATGGAATACTCAAAGATTGAGTTAGATAAAACTAATTGGATTGCTAAAGAGGTATCACGCGTGCGCATGCCCGCGCCCGTGCACGAGGACACCTCCTACTGTGAAAAGAATTGGATGCCTGTCATTGACAATCCTTATCATTTTGTCAAGTGGACGATGCCAACAGAAGTCGTTTGGTCTAATCCTAATGAGCCTGAAACTAGACAGGCCTTTACAAGAGAGACCCCTAACTCTCCTGTAGACCAACGAGGGGGTTCACACGTCATACGTTGGGGTGAGTACTACCTGTGTTTCACACACGAAGTTAAATTATGGCGCAATTACTTAAGTCAAAAAGACTCTGTCTATAGACACAGAGTTGTTGTCTGGGATAAAGACTTTAATTTTAAGGGATTAAGTAATTCATTTGCATTTATGGATGTGAAGATTGAGTTCTGTACAGGAGCAGCAGTGCGCAATGACAACTTACTAGTTAGTTTTTCTGTTGCTGATAATGCTGCATTTATCCTTGAAATACCACAGAACGTTGTTAATGAGATGGTTACGGAGGCTCTGTCCTATGTCGGTTAAAGAGTTGGCTATTGACCTGTCCTCTAATACACGAGATGCTAATAAAAACTTTGCGTTAGCCGAAGAGTATGAACGGCTACACCAACACGCTTCTGCTGCGGGGTTCTTTCTTAGAGCCGCAGATTTAGGTTACAAAACAGACCCACTATTAACCTACACATCTCTGTTAAAGATGGCTCTCTGTTTTTCCAGACAGAAAGACCGCACAGCAACTGTGTTGACTACTCTACATAACGCTATTGCTTTTATGCCATCACGACCAGAGGCATATTTCATCCTTTCACGATTCTATGAGCGTAATCGAGATTGGCATAAAGCGTATGCTTTTGCAGAGTTGGGTCTTCAGTTTGCAATGACCGCTAACCACATGCCAACACCAGGGTATGTTGAATACAACGGAGCCTACTGTCTGATGTTTGAGAAGGCGGTAGTAGGGTGGTGGATTGGACGAAAAGATGAGAGTAAAGTGATATTCCAAGACCTACTAGATAACCATAAGATGACACCAGATTACGTTTATGGGTGCCTTAATAATATGAAGTTGTTTAACTAATGTTTCCTAATTGGTTTAAGGATGTTGAAAAGTACTTTAGACATGTTCCTAACGTGCCGTTACGAGCACTGCAAATAGGGACATACACTGGGGATGCAACTGAATGGCTACTTAATAATCGAGAAGTTGAACGTCTTCACGATGTAGACACCTGGGAAGGTAGCGAAGAAGTTGCACATGAATCATTAAACTTCTCTTCTGTAGAAGACTATTACGATTCTAGATTCAATGATGTACGACTTGTTAAGTGCAAAATGACCAGTGATGACTTTTTTGCAAACAATAAAAGTACCTTTAACTTCATCTATATTGATGGAGACCACACTGCTTCTCAAACAGTAATAGATGGACTTAATGCTTTTAGAGTTTTAGAGACAGGCGGAGTAATGGCTTTTGACGATTATCTGTGGAACTATAACGGCAACCCCTTCTTAGAGCCTAAGAGAGGCGTAGATGCCCTTTTAGAGGTATGTAAAGGTCAATTTGTGCTGATTGAATCTGGTTATCAAGTGTGGATTAAGAAATGTTAACTAACGCTTGCTATGAGGTCTTTCATACTGATACTGGAAACACTTTAAGAAACAAGTCTTATGAGGGCATCTTAAAAAGTATGTCTTTTTTACCTCGTCTTGGCTCTCCTACAATGTACCTAAACACGGCAGAAAAAGCACAGAAGTTTATTAATGACAATCCAGACTTTAAAGTAAACACGGTGCACGATTATGCGCAGCCTGGAGAGATTTTCCCACCCAGTTCTGGAGTGGTTGGAGTATGGGCAAGCAATTGGTTGGCTTTCAAAGCATTCCTTGAGAGTGATAAAGATGTTCTCTTAATCTTTGAGGATGACATTGTTCTCAGTGCAAACTTTGAGCCAATTGTAAACTTTTATATGCAGCAACTAATGCCCACATGGGATTTCTTTTCCCTTTTTGTACCAGACGATTCATTATTTGCGTATAGCGAAGTAGAGCACGACATATACGAAGAACATGTGTGCCGTTCATATCAGCAGTGGTCTTGTGCAGGATATGCTGTAAGTAGACGTGGTGCAGAAAAAGCCCTGCAGGATGTGGCTACACGTGGAATTACAGCACCAATAGACTGGTACATCTTTAACTTTAGAATGAAGCAAGAACAAGACCAGATGAGGTTTGCTACTTACACGTTAAAACCACAGGCTTACAGGCCAATAAAGTTCTTATTAGAAGCAGCAACTGCAAGTCAAATACACAATGGAGTTACAGAGTCTTTATTCTAGTAGGCGTCCATTACGTCTCTAATAAACACGTCATCGGTCGCTCCCGTTGCTCCTTGCACTCCGCCAGTACCCTGTACTCCTTGAGTACCTTGTGTACCTTGCGTTCCTTGAGTACCCGCACCAGTAGTTCCTTGAGTTCCTTCAGTACCCTGTACTCCTTGCGTACCTTGAGCACCAGTATCGCCCTTGTCACCAACACGTGCAAACGTTACGTAGAGGTTGTCGTTGTTAACAACTGACAGAGTTCCAGTTACGTGAGCAACTGGAACGCTGAAGTACGCTCCACCGCTCTCGTGCGTGTGTGTGCCTGTGATTTGGAAGAAAGCAAAACTACTTGGGTCTCCAACTTCAGTGAACTTAATAGTTCCCTTAATTCCAGAAGTTGAATCATCAATTGTGTTTAGTAGTTGAGCAATATCATTTGAATTAAAGTCAATATTGTCGATATACATGACTGAAGCACTAGAAATAGTGGCATTATTGAATTTTAAGTTACCGCTTCCTGGGTCGGTGTTAGTGGTGTCTGTAAGGAAGTTGTACTCATGAGTTTCACCGCCAAATGCACCTGTAGCACCCTGTACACCAAGAGTTCCCTGCACTCCTTGAGTTCCCTGAGTGCCTTGAGTACCCTGAGTACCCTGAGTTCCTTGAGTACCCTCCGTACCCTGCACTCCTTGAGTTCCTTGAGTTCCTTGAGTTCCCTGAGTGCCTTGAGTGCCTTGAGTGCCTTGAGTGCCTTGAGAACCTATCTCTCCTTGTGTGCCCTGTGTTCCTTGTGCACCAGTTTCACCAAGCACACCCTGTGTACCTTGGGTTCCCTGAGTTCCCTGAACTCCTTGAGCACCTACAGTGCCTTGAGTACCTTGAGTACCCTGAGTTCCTTGGGTGCCGTCAGTACCCTGTACTCCTTGAGTACCATGTGTTCCCTGAACGCCTTGTGCTCCAGTTGCACCTTGAAGACCTTGAAGTCCGCCATAACCAAGGGAGTTCCAGGCAGTGCTGCCGTTACCTACCTTGATTTTCTGTGTGTCGGTCTCAATACCGACTTCACCAGCGGCAAGAGTGGGGTTATTGTTAAACCATTCTGTTGCTGTACCACGTCGTAGTTGTATGCGTACTGCCATGTTATAGAGTCACTCCTCCACCATCGTAGGAACTTGTATAAGCGTCGCTTCCAGCGTTTTCATCTCCGCCTTCTGCAGTTGTATCGTAGGTATCAGAACCAGCGGCTTCATTACCGCCTTCAATAAGGTCTGCATCAGCAATTGGAACTAGTTGAAGCCAAGAAACGCCATCAAAAGCAAAAAGACGACGCTCGTCTGTGTTCCAGTAAAGGTCGCCTGGAAATCGACCAAGAGGAATGTTATCAGAGGCGAAAACATTTACTGGAACAAGGGCTTTTCTGCTCATTATCCAATAACCGCCACGACGTAAGAGTCAGTTGTTGGGGCTTCTGCAAACTTTACAGTGACTGTGTTAGTTGTTGATTTTTCAACATCTACAACAACTTCCTCATAGTTTGCAGCGGCGTTGTATACAGAGACAAGTACACCACGTGTTCCAAAGTTGTGTGTAATCGTGAATGATGTCGCGCTATTATCGCCAATTGTGGTTGTATATTTACGGGCAACTGTGGTTGTGTCAATTGCAACGTCATCAGCGTTGGCTACGATACCTGTGCCAGCACCAACGTTAAATGTTGTGCCAGTTTGAGTTAAACCGTTTCCAGCAGTGAAGGCGCCTGCGCCTGAGAACTGTGTAAAGATTAAGTTTGTAGAGTTAAGGGTAATAGTCTCATTTGTTGAGAGAACCCAACCAGTGTCTGCTTGTCCACCTTCTTCTACGAAGGTAAAGAGACCTGCAGTTACTTCGCCAGTCTCGTTGGCATCTTCTGCACGAACAAGCACCCAAGGGGTTGAGCCAGAGCCCTTGTGGAAGACAAAGTAAATACCGTGGTAAGCACGATTTCCACCAGACTCATTCTTTACAAGAACTCGTTCGTTGTCTTCTAGTGCAACAGAGTCAACTGATAGAGCGGCATTTGCGTTAGCAGTGAGTGTTCCACCATTGGTGCTTGTGTAGGTGTACGCAGGAAGTGCTGAGGCTGTTGCTGCTCGTACAGACTCTTTAACATCAAGTCCTTGAGCAACTCCGTCTACGTAATCCTTTGTAGCAATAACTGATGTATCTACATCAATTGTGAAAGTCTGTTGAGCGCCATTGTAGGTAGTGTTAATACCTGTTCCATCAACAACCACTGTCTGCAGAGCGTCATTTACACGCTGTACTGAGAAGTATAGGTTTGTGGAACCTTCTGGAACATCATCAGTATCAGCAATTGTTGCTGTGATATCGCTAGTAAGGGCGATAGTACCTGATGCATCTGGAAGACTGATAGCGTTATTACCAGTTGGAGAAATTGCGCTTAATGTTGTTGTGTACTGAGTACCTTCAAAGCCTGCTCCAGTAGATGCAGTAAAGGCATCAAATGAAACCTGGTCTCCAGCCTTTGTTAAGGCGTAACCTGCAGTGATTGGGTCGGTCGTACCAGTAGCACCCTGTGTACCTTGAGTACCCTGAGTTCCCGCAGTGCCCTGTGAACCTACAGTGCCTTGAACGCCTTGTGCAGCAATTAATGTCCAGTAAGTTCCTTCTGTAGGAGTGTCTCCAGTGTTGCCACCGTGAGCGTCGATGCGGTACCAAGTCTGTCCTGCGTATGTTGCAACATCGCCGACTGCGTATGAAGTTCCAACACCATAAGCA